TAACACTAGCCCCTGCGTTTCTCTGGTCTATGACCATCGCACCATTGATGATGCGGTTCTTAAAGCCGTAGTAACCAGTAGTAGTGCCTGTACCACCTTGTGCTTCTGTTACAGCAGTACCTGATTGCAGTATTGTTCCGCTTGTTGCTGGTAGCGTAAGCGTAGTTGTTCCCGCTACCGCTGGTGCAGATATGGTTATCGCCCCACTTGTGTCCCCTGAAATTACTACTGATGCCATTTGTATTCCTTAAACAACAACCCAGCGACTACCGCTAGATATAGTTACAGCTTGACCTGATGCCACGGTAACGGGACCAGCAGACATACCTGAGTATCCTGCTGCAATAGTGTAGCTTGCAGCAACTGTTTGACTGTTAACCACAATACCATTTAGTGCCACTGGGACTGATGCTTGTAGTTCACCTGTACTTGGTTTGTACAGCAACTTAGCGTTGCCTGTAAACAGGGTGGATGCTGTTCCTGATGTAGCGTTTGCAAACAATGGAAACAAGTTACTCGCTGTACTGGTGTCATTACTTAGGCTTGCACCACCTACACCTGCCCAAGCAGTACCGTTGTATCCCTCAAACTCTACTGATGTAGTGTTAAAGCGAAGCATTCCACTTGCTGGAGTTGGTCGTTGACCAGTCGTACCCTTGCTGATGCTTAATGCACCAGTTGAAGTAAATGATGAATCAGCTGATGCAGTAAGAGTAGTGACTGTTGCAACAGCAGGAGTAGTAGCACCCACTGTTCCATTGATATTAACTGTTTGAGCTGCTGAGAAAACATTAGTCTGATCTAGTATTGCCGTGTTACTAAGAACAGCAGCTACTAAACGTAGTTCTACTTTATCTCCAGTAACAAATGCACTAGCCGTAGTGTTGTCTTGAGCACGAACAATAGTGAATGTATCAGTAGACCTAGCAGTTACTTTAACAATCTCAATTGTGTTAGCTACATTAGATAGTGTGCAATAGAAATAGTCACCACCACCTAGGGTAGGAAACAAAGCACCTTGTCCAGTAGACACAGTAAGACTAACATCACCACTAGCAATCCCTGATGCTAGAGTAGATGTTGCATTATTGGTGAACTTTATAGCCATAATAATTCCCTATTAACCAACAGTGATAGTCCAATTAATTGTCAAAGAATCATTAGCACTTTTACCAATAGCACTAAACACCACATGTGACAGCATAGTTCCACCAGATGTAGCGTTGTTAAAGATACCTGCTTCAGTAATAGTACCTGTACCTACACCAGCAGCAAATGTCTTAGACAAACTCACAATATTTGCAGCTACACTAGAGGTAGTGTACGCAGCACGTATTAGTTCAGTACCAAGAGTTGTGTCACCTACTCCAGCAGGAGTACTGTTAGTACCTATTGCTATAGCAATAAAAGGAGATGTACTGCTATTAATAATGGCAGAGGCTAAAAAGTTCTTTCCTACTTGAACAATTACATTCTTTTTTTCTAAGACTATTTTGTCATTTAGTAGGATCTCTATCTCACCTTTTAAATTAATTGTTTCATTCATTTTAATTTATCCCTAAAGAATTAATTGCTGAGCCATTGATTGCTGATGCTGAGACTAAAAGACTAGTAACTGATTCAGAAATAGAAACACTTTCTGCATTAGTATTGTTAGCCTCCAATGAAACTGACTCAGAGACAGTAACACTCTCACTCTCTGCTGCTCTAATAAATATCTTTGCTAGAACTTCAGTTACATCAATAGTCTCATTAGGCTGTTGAGTGTAATTAATTGGGATAAAGGAATCTGATGATTCTGGTCTAGTAAAAGGAGGAGCTTGTATGTCAGCTACTCCATGTACAAAGTCTTGTGGTTGTCTGATTTCCCAGTCACCACTACAAACCATCAACCCATCCCAACGAAGTTGTAGCTCGTTGTTTTTAAACACACGACCACAAGAATCACAAACAACTTTCCAACCACCGTTGTCCCAGTTGGATTTGTAAGACACAGTTATACCCTATCAGATTTATTGTCTAGCTTGTCAAAGATCTTTTCAATCATCTTTTTAAGTTCTCGAATGTCTTCCCGATAGTCATCTTTAACAACGTACTCTTTAGGAAGATCTTCTCTTAACTTAGCAAGATCAGTCTTAAGCTCTTTGACAGCAGACCACAATTCTCTAGCAAACCAACCTGTAACACTGGATGCTAAACCTAAGCCTATGTTAAGCAAAGTTTGTAAATCCATTACAGATTTGCACCTTGTTTGACAAGTCTTAAGATGACAAGAAATGTCTGTGTACCAGATGTATAACCTGTAGTCAGAATGTTGATAGTCCCTGTTTTACCAGTTCCTGAGTTGTTAGTTAGTCCACCTAACTCTCTTAGAAAAGAGAGTCCAGATCCAACTAAAGGAACAGCTACAACATCAGTTGTAGCATCCCACAATAGTTGTACTCCTAGTTGAGAACCAATAACATATTCAATGTGATCTATCCTTACTTGCTCTGGAGTTGGACCAATACCACCTTGGTTGATACTGGACATTGCAAGAGCAGCAGTAGAAGCTAGGTTACCTGTGTCTAGTATTCCTACCAGTTTTACAGATACGTTGCGTGGTCCTTCTTCAAGGATTTGAGTTGTAAATGCATTAGCCATGTGACTCTCCTAATTAATAGGCACGAGTTTGGGCAGATAGCATAAAGTCAACAATCATATCCGCAGTAGTAGGTGCAGTAGCAGCAGCTTTACAACCAAAACCTGCACCCATGTTTGTAGCATTGGGGAATGTAGCAGCTGTAATACCAGTAGAAATGCCTACATCAACAGAACAAACTTTTGCATCATTTACAAAAACATCAATGTTGCCTCTACCATCGTAGTACCAACCAAGTTTAATAAAAGTACCACTAACAAGAGTAGCAACAGTTGTAGTAGCAGTTGAGTAAGCAGTAGCAGCTAATGAAGCACTACCTTTACGAACAACAAAAGTAATTGCTGAAGAACCAGCAGCCTTGTTGAAGTAGATGCCATCAGTAGGAGTAAGAGCAGCAATAGAAGCAGCTATACCAACTAATAGTTGATCATTAGCAGCAGTAGTAGCTTTAAATGCAGTGTAGAACCAAGCTACTTGAGTAGGAGGAGCAGTAGCAGTGATTGTGTTGGTAGCAATGTTGAAATTAAGTGGATTATTTTGAATAGCACCAATGTCAGCAGTAACACTAGAACCACCACCAACTGTAGAAATTATTCCACCATTACCGACAACTAAACCAATAGTTTGATGGGATGTAGTGTTAGTTACAGTGAAGTCAGCAGCAACATACTGAAAAAAATCTTCAAAATCTAAAGAGATGTCTGTAGGATCAGGAAGGGGAAATTGACCTAGTGTAGAACCAATTGCTTGTGTTGATACACCAGCGGGGAAACGGGTAGGAGAAGCCATGATAAATATTCCTTTGACGTTGTTTAAAACAACGCTCTATTTCTAGAGCGTCATTGGAGATTAAATTTTACTTTACATTTTCTTTTTAGACATAGATGCTTTTGGAGCCATCTTCTTAGCAGCCATCATTTTTGATCCCATCATCTTCTTAGCAGGAGCCATTTTTTTAGGTGCTGCTGATGCTGGCATCATTCTCTTTTTTTGTAAACCATAAGCCATGATAAGTTTCCTTTATAAAAAGAACCCCCTCTTTATGGGAGGGGGAGTGTTACTAATAACAATTAAGGACCATTAGATCCAAATAAAGCGCGTGGATCAGACCATCCGAAGCTATAACGCTCGTAGCCTTTGGCTTTAACGTTCATAGTATCGAAGTCATTATCTTGATCAAACGTAACAGCCATACGCTCATAGTACTTCAAACCAGTACCACCAGGAATAGTGTTGCGGATAAACCAAGCATGTGGGCTTGTGAAGTAGTGGTTCACTTTGAAACCACCAGGGATGTAGTTGCCAGATTTAATGACGTTGATGTCGTTATTGGCGTTACCTGGTTGGTACTCAGTTTGTAAAATGCGTTGAGCATTAAACACTTCTTGACGAGCAATGTGCAAGCTGTTTGGTTGAATAGCGACTAACAGACCACGGTCATTTGTAAAGCCCATGATTGCAATCACTGCATCTTCCAAAGAAGCCTCAGACAAGTCAACATCAACTGCTGGCTTGTTAGAGAATGTACCACCCGAAGTATTTGGGTGGGCAGTAGAGCACAAAGCTACACCATCACCACCTAAATACGAAGCATTAAAAGCACGGTTGTACACGTTAGCAGCAATGTTTTCTTTCGTTTGACGGAAAGATAAAGCCAATGCAGCAGCACGTTTCTTGGATACTTGCTCATACAAGTTGTCATCCATTTCTTCCTTAGTCACGATATAACCCATTGCGTATGCAACGTGTGTATAGCGAGTTGTGAAGCCTTGGATCTCAGAGTCATAGGCAGTACCTGCGCCTTCAGACTTAACTGGCACTAGACCGAAGCCAGACAATTGAACGTCTTCTTCGTAGTTCATAGTAGAAGTGTCCTTATCAAACAAGTCTACGTACTCTTCTGGGTGCTCGTTATAGGTTTGTCCCCACCAAGCCTTGATACCAGGCCATAGTGCTTTGGGATGCGATGCGGTTGTAATTACTCCAGCCATGATTTAATCTCCTTAATTAGACTGCAAGGTAGTTAACGACAGTGCCAGAAGCAGAGCCGATAGTACCGTATTCGTGGTAGTTAAATTTGCACAACACACGGACATAAGGACTAGCTGCGCTAGTTACTTCATTGTCACCACGTTGTACAGCACCTAACATGCGGATTGGCAGAGTAGCCGTAACTGCTGGTCCAGTAAGAACCATATCAGAGAAAGGCACACTATTAGCCAAAGATGTTTGATTAGCAGCGGAGATGGTCACAGCAGCGTTCATAGAAAGCTGAGCTTGAGTAGCACCAGTGCTATCAAATTGAGCTTCGAACAAGACGAAAGGATCATCCACAACATAGACATAACGCACA